CGACGCCGTCAATCACGCATCACTGACACTAACCGGAAACGCCGAGGCGGTTGAATTCATAGGCGATCTTGAAGGGGCGGTTCGGTTTAATGCGAAGGCTGGCGAAGCTTTAACCAAAGGCGATGCGGTTTACGTTTCCGGAATTAGCGGGAATCTTCCGGTCGTTAGTAAAGCGAATTCATCCAGCTCGGCGACCATGCCTTCTTTCGGTTTGGCTGCTTCAACGGTCTCGCTGAATGCGGCGGTGCAGATTGTAACATTCGGCACGATCTCCGAAATAGATACGTCGAGCTATTCGCTGGGCGACACTCTATACGTGAATGGAACCGGAACGCTTTCGGCAACGAAGCCGAGCGGAGAATCAAATCTCGTGCAGAACATTGGAAAAGTTCAGCGAGTCCACGCAACGGCAGGATCTATAAAAGTCGGCGGGGCAGGTAGAACAAACGACACACCAAATCTCGATGAAAATAAAATCTTTATTGGCAATAGTTCAAATGCTGCATCTACTGCGGCGATCAGCACCGTTATTACGGACAACGCTAGCAGCGTTAAAACGTCATATGAATCAAACAGTGATACCAACGCTTTCACGGACGCGGAGCAAACTAAGCTCTCGGGCATCGCAACTGGCGCAGAAGTCAATGCGGTGGATTCGGTCAATTCACAAACAGGGGCGGTTACCCTAGACGCTGACGACATAGACGACACGTCTACAACTCACAAATTCGCTACCGCCGGCCAACTCACGAAGATTGACGGCGTAGAAAGCGGAGCGGAGGTCAACACGGTTGACAGCGTTAACACGCAAACAGGGGCGGTCGTGCTAGATGCCGACGACATATCGGATTCGACTACCACGAATAAATTTACTACGGCATCTGATATATCAAAACTGGCAGGAATCGAAACCGCCGCCGATGTAACCGATGCTACAAATGTATCAGCGGCTGGCGCGCCTATTATCTCCTCGGGAGCTGGTACGCCGTCCAGTACGCCATCCAAAGTTGGCGACATATATATCGACACAACATCCGACGACGCATACATCGCGGTCGGGACTGCATCGTCATCAGATTGGGAAAAGAGCAACGACGGGGCCGGCAGCGGATCGACCGATCTAAGCTGGACCGCATCGACCTCGACCGTATCATCTTCGACGGGGACGAACGCAACTTTGACTAATGCGGATTCGTCGAATGCCGGACTAATGTCTAGCAGCGACAAAACCAAACTTGACGGCATCGAAACGGGAGCAACCGCAGATCAGGATCTGTCATCGTATCAGCTCCAGCCATCAGAGGGAGCATTCGCGAACGGGGATAAAACGAAGCTGGACGGCATTGAGGCATCTGCTGACGTAACAGATGCAACGAACGTGACCGCCGCAGGCGCGTTGATGGATTCCGAGGTAACGAATCTGGCCCAGGTAAAGGCATTCGATAGTTCTGATTACGCAACTGCCGCTCAAGGGACTACGGCAGATTCGGCACAACAGCCGCCATCGGAAGGTGCATTTGTTGATGGCGATAAAACTAAGCTGGACGGGATCGAAACAGGAGCTGACGTAACGGACACCGCTAATGTAACGGCGGCTGGTGCTTTGATGGATAGCGAAGTCGATGCCGACATCAAGACGCTATCACTGCCAGCCAGCACAACAATTAGCACATTCGGGGCCAGTCTGGTTGACGATGCCGATGCTGCTACTGCGAGGACCACATTAGGCTTGGGAGATGGTCAGCTTGGCATCACAATCGACGGTGCTGGTTCTGCTATATCTACGGGATCGAAAGGCTTCCTGCGGGTTCCTTACGACTGCACAATAACAGCCGCACAAATTCTTGCCGATCAAAGCGGGTCTATTGTCATAGACGTTTTAAAGGACACATACGCAAACTTTCCTCCGACAGATCCAGCCGATTCAATTTGCGCGTCTGCTTTGCCTACGTTGTCAAGTTCTCAGAAAAGCGAGGACACAACTCTCACAGGCTGGACGACGTCAGTGACTAAAGGCGACGTTCTAGGGTTCGTTGTCGATTCGGCCACAACGGTCACTCGGGTTTCACTTTCTTTGATCGTTACTAAATAATCATGGCAACTTATTACGTAGATCCATCAAGCGGAAGCAATTCAAATGCTGGAACCTCAACGGGTGCAGCATGGGCGTCGTTTGAATATGCGGTCGGAGGTTCTAGCGGAGTAGCTGCTGGCGATTTTATCTACTTGATGAACACGGCAACCGAAACGCCGAGTGGGTCGATAACATTGTCCGTCGCTGGTACTGACACAGATAACATTTTCGTGATAGGAGCTGATTCAAATGGTGATAAATTGTCGCGAGGATCGTACTACACAATCTCTGGATCTTCGTTACCAGCCACGACCAACTTGATTCAGGGCGATTCAACAAATCACAACTATACGTTTTACAACATTCGATTCACCGCTGGCACAAATCGAAATCTGGACAATATCGATGAATCTAAGTTCATCAGTTGTCGAATCGATAATGCAACCGATGACGGAAGCGCGGTCGATGATCAAAACGCGAGCGTTTATGTCGATTGTGAAATCGATAACAATGGCGGAAAAGGGTTCACGATAGATAATTCCAATCGAGGTGATAATCATGAGTTTTTATACTGCAAAATTCATGACAACGGTGAACACGGCCTAGGTATCGGCTCGCCTGATCAGGTTACAATAGCTCATTGTCAAATTTATGATAATGGCTGGTCGGGAATAGCCATGGATACATATTCGCCCAATAACGAAGTATTAAACTGTACAATCGACGGAAATACCGAGAACGGGATTAATATAAATCGATCAGCCGGATCTGATGGTGTAGAAATTATAAACAATTCTATAACCAACAACGGGGGATGGGGCATCGAATTTACTAACACTGACCCAGATGATCAGTTCGTGCTGGAATTCAATCACTTCCACAATAACAGCAGCGGCAACGTAGATAGTGGAGTCTCCTATAATCCTCACATAACCACTGGCGACCCGTTATACACGTCAACCACTGATGGATCGGAAGACTACACGCCACAGTCGAGTTCTCCTTTGATCGATGCAGGTGCTGGCGACGTTACGATTGGAGCCTTGAACGCTTCTGCTTCGGGAGGCGGTAGCGGCGGTGAAACATCTCACGTCTTTGCAGTATAATGAAGATACTCCTCGCAGCCATAATGTTTACAACGACGACTCTCTTTGGAGCTGACCTGCGCTTAGAATGGCAGGACAACTCCGACAACGAGGACGGGTTTGAAATCTGGCGTCGCGTTAACGAGGGCGAATGGTTGCTGATAGGAGCTACAAATATTGATATATCAACATTCGTTGATTCTGTTATACCAGTCGGAGCAGTCTTGTCGTATCGCGTCCGAGCGTGGAACCAATTTGGCGAGAGCGGCTGGACAAACATCGTTTCGATAGGAACCTATCCTCCAGCGGCTCCATCCAACGCTGGCGGGGTAGTAGTACCATCCAGCTCAGTGTCTTGGGAATATGATCAAAGCGAAGTTGGACCGGAGCCACCACGTCGCAGCGTGTCAGTTAAAACATACAGAGACGACAATGGGCGTCTGATAATTGTTCGATCATGAATCATGAGCAGCGAACTTATAGCGATGGCGGGCGGATCTGCCCTCGGATTCATCATGAAACTGATCAGTGCTCAGATGAATATCCAAGCGAAAGCTCTCGACTCAATGATCAATCGGCAAAAAGCAGCCGACGATTCAGCGGATCGAGCAGCAAAACGTGGCGGAGATGGCGGTGCTTGGATTCGTCGAATCATTGCTATTTGCATTCTGTTTTCGGTTATCTTCGCACCATTCGTAATGGCATTTTTCGATATTCCAGTGACGGTCGAAAAAGCGAGAACTGGCTTACTTTCCTTTCTCGGATTCGGTCTGAACGGATGGAAAAACCTCGAAGGCTTCGTTTTGCTTCCGGAAGTTCGGCAGGGCATGTTGGCCATACTCGGGTTCTATTTCGGATCATCTCAAGTTAAGTAGTCATGGACATCTCTGATAAAACGGCAGTTACGATACCACTTCGCAATCTGATTGCGTTGATCGGGTTTACCATCGTTTCAGTTACTGGCTATGTTAACATGACCGGTCGCATTGCATCGCTTGAAAATGGGCAAAATATTCGCGACGTCGAAATCGGCATGAATTCAGAATTCCGGATCAAATGGCCTCGTGGCGAACTCGGGGCACTGCCGGACGATGCTGAACAAAATTTACGACTTCAATATCTAGAAAAAAACGTCGAGGAATTAGTCGGCTCGGTCGAACGATTAAAAGATCACGGATCGGCTAACTTTGGCTTGGGAGACAAGAAATTCTTGGACGTTAAATGACTGACATGGAACATTACATCAAATCTATAATTTCAGCGACTGTTGGGCTGATCAGCTCCGTCGCGTCCATAAATAGCGTCAGCGAGGTTCTCACATTTTTAGGTGCTATCGTATCAATCTGTTCTGGATGCCTTGCCAGTTATTATCTGATCCTCGGCATTCGCATTCGTAAGAATCAAATACGAAAGGACGACGATGCCTAGGAACAACATGAAGTTCGACCTCGATATTCGAGGCGTCGATGAAGTTGTCAGGAAAATGGCAGCTCTTTCAGATCGCAAACAGACTGATCGCAAACTAGCAGCGAGCATGAAAAAGGCTGCTAAACCTGTTCTTGCTGTTGCAAAGTCCAAAGTGCCAGTTGACGAAGGTCATTTGCGCAGTTCGCTTGCTATGAACACTAAAATCAACAAGCGAAGCGGCAATCGCAATGTTCGTATCGGTCCAGATGATAGCGTTTATTTTAGCATCGAAAGTAATATAAACGAATCTGGGACTGGATCGGTCAGATCGAAAGGTAATAGGAAAAGGCCGCAGAACTATGCTCATCTCGTGGAATTCGGACACGACGTAAAAAACAAAGCAGACGGCCCAGTCATTGGCCAGGTCAGGCGAACGCCATTTCTTAGGCCTGCGATGGCGCGAGAAGGCGGGAACAAATTCGTCAAACGCCTTGGCGATGACATGTTCAAGAAATTTAAACGACTAGTCGAAAAGAAAAATGCTTAGCGATTTCAGAGCTTATCTAGAAGCAGACTCAACTCTAGCGAGTGCGGTCGGAACCATAAACGGTGGCATCAAGGTCTTTCCTCATGTCGCTCGTGCTGGAACATCAATGCCTTTTATAACGTATGCAACAATCAATGAATCGACTACGGATACTCATGATCAAGACAGTGCTGCGAGCGCTCTTTACCAAGATGTCTTACAGCTGGATGTCTTTACGAAAACTTTTAGCGAAGGCAAAACGATAAAGGATCGTTTACGCACACTACTGAGCAGCGGCAACTTTACGCAAGGCACTACGCATTTCGGCTATATCGAATGGCAGGGATCGCAGGACTTTTTCAACGACGAAAACGAAACCTTTCGTCACTCTATATCACTAGAAATCCTCTGGAGGAATTCTTAATCTTAAACATACAAAAATACAATGGCAAAATACGCAGGAAAAGATTTCACGTTCAGTTACTCAACTGACGATGGAACTAGTTACACGGCCATCGATCAGATCGTTGACATCGATCTAGACGGTGGCGACATAGATTTCGAGGACGTCACTACGCACGATTCCACGAATGATACCGAAGAGGTCGTCTCAACGATCAAACGTCCTGGCACCGTTACTGTGAATCTTATTCACGATCCAGACAGTGCGGCTCACGACTACATCGCTAAAAACAACGCGACTCTAGTTAAGTGGAAACTCGTCTATACGGACACGGGCATCACGCTGGGCGATGTCGTTTTCAATGGCTATATCGGACAGATGTCTCGTTCATTATCTCATAGCGGTGCTGTTACAGCGAGCTTTACTGTTCGCAAAACAGGTGCTGATACCATCAGTTAATCTACATCAATTTAGCCATGGACGAACATAGAATAACTGTTAAATTCAACTTCGGCGATGCCGAGGTTTTTGCATCAAATGCAGCTTTGCGGCGATACCGCAGGGCTGGGGGCAGCTTGTCTGCTCTCCAAGACGTAGATACAGAAGGCGGCAACGAACTGGATCAAATACTCGATAAAATTGATTCTTTCGCGTTACTGATTCAGGCCAATCTCTGTGAACAAACTTATTCAATCGACCAAATCATCAACGGATTTGATGACCTCGAAGAAATCGTAAAAGTCGTAGAACAAATCTTTGCTGGAGTTCCGTGGCTAACAAAAAACCAGTAAGCGACGACTGGGATAAGTCCGTTCGTGAAGAGTGGGCTTTCTCGGTCGTCGCACTTGGCTGGGCACGAGACGAATACTGGAAAGCGAGTCGCTACGAATTTAATGAATGCTTCAATATGTATATGAAAATCAACGGTCACGAAGAACCCAAGGCTGACCCTAAAGGCCTGATCGATTTTCTAAAACACGAATACAACGGAAAATCCACTCATGGCTAAAATCGGAAAAATCTTCTTAGATTTCGAAGCGGGCGTTGCGAAGTTCAACGAACCTATTAAGCGCGCTAAAAGGAACGTTGATCAGTTCGGCGGTGCAGCTAGAAAAACTAAAGGCCAACTGGCCGTCATGGACGGTGGCATTCTTAAGAGTGTAAAAAATCTTAAAGCACTTGCTGGCGTTGCTGCTGCGTTAATGGTCTTTCGGCAACTGTCTCGCGTTTTTGCCGATGCGGCGAAGGAACTAGACAACTTGGCTAAAACGAGTGCGAAGCTTGGCGTGGCTGTTCAGGAATTGCAGCAGTTGCAAGTTGCAGCGCAGATAACGGGAATTGAAACGCGTACTCTGAACATGGCGATGCAGAGGCTTGTTCGCCGTGTATCTGAAGCAGCGATTGGCACAGGCGAGGCAGTCAAGGCACTTAAAGAACTGAATCTGGATGCCAAAGAATTGAACAAAATGCCATTGGCAGAAAAAATGGCTGTGATTTCTGATGCGTTTAAGAATCTCGGTTCAGATGCCGATCGTGTACGAATTGCTATGCGTCTATTCGATTCCGAAGGCGTGGCATTGGTCAACACGCTTGCTTTAAGCAAGGAGGAAATGGATTCGATCAACAGTACTTTGGTTCGATTTAATTACTATCTGACTCAAACACAGGTCGAAAAAGTCGAAAAAATGAACGACAGCTGGCTCGGTATGAAAATCCTGCTTGCTGGTATTAGGAATCAATTCGTTTCGGCGATTGCACCTGCGATGACGTTTATCATCAACGCAACTATTGAGCTATTCATGCACATAAAGCAGGTCACTCAGGTGTATTTTCACTTCACGAAACAGGTCACTTCCAGTGCCATACCAGCGATGCTTGAAATTATCACAAAAAATTTCGCCAGACTCGTAGGTGCAGTCAAAGTTGTCAGGGGCAGCTTTGCGCTTATGGCAAGTGTCGCTGTCAGTGTATTTAGCAAAGTTCTGGACGTCGTAGACGGTCTATTCGAGGGCATGGTCGAGAAGGTCAACATCTTCATCGGCAAAATAAATAAACTGCCTCTGATAGAAATCACGCCATTCGTCGCTCCCTTCGAGGATATGCGAAATCGTGTCAGGGAAGCTGTAGGATCGACCGAGCAATTTTTATTGAATGAAGGCAAACAGCAAATTGAGGACGGCATCAATGCGATTTTGAATGCGGAAGGCATAGACGGCGATAAGTTCGTAAAAGAAAAACTGATCGAGCCATTTCAAGCATTTCTGGATAAAATAAACGAAACCTCTAGCATTTTTGCTCCCATGCAAGACATCATCGATGATGCTAGCGGGGCACTTGATGAAATGGGCGGAGCCGCGAACAAGGCTGGTGATCTAATTGCCAGTTCCTTGTCGAGAGGCATCGTTCAAGGCGAGAAGCTTGGCAACGTACTCGACAACATCATAAAACAGCTCGTTCAAAATGACCTAACGAAACTGATAACCGGAATGCTCCCAGGCTTCGGTGCTGGTGGCGGTTTGACCGACGTGTTCAGAGGTTTTTTCGGTGGACCTAAAGCAATGGGCGGCTCTGTTAAATCTGGAAAATCTTATCTTGTCGGCGAACGTGGGCCGGAACTATTCTCTCCGAATGTTGCTGGTCGTATAACTCCTAACAATAAACTGGGCGGAGGCCCCGTCGTTGTTAACAATTACTTCGATATATCTGGAGGGAATGACGAAATTCAGGATATGATTGCTGAATCAGTTACTGTTTCCGTCGATTTAGCTATCGCCAGAAATCGTGAACTTAAACAGCGAGGGTCCTTTGCGTAATGCCATCTTATCCTTTAACATTTCCCACCACACCGAAGTTCAATTCGTTTACTGTTAGCGAATCGTACAACACGCCTGCAAGCATATCTCCGTTTACTGGCGACGAGCAGGTTTTCGAGTATACTGGCAGCGGTAAAATTAGCTGGGACGCTACGATTCCACCACTCAAGCATGACGATTCCGCAGTCGATACTTGGATCGAATTCTTTGCTGATCTGCACGGTCGCTATGGCACGTTCACTTTAGACATAACCGCTTTTACTACGATCAACTATATGCAGGGGCATACACTGGGCACGATTCCTAGCACTTGGCGTTCGCGCGATAATGTCCACACATGGTCATTTAACGAACGAAAGCTTTTTACTGGATTCACTATCAGAGCAATCGAGGCATGAGCAGAGATCTGACATCTGGACTGATAACTGCCTTCGAGTCTAGCTCGGTTCGCATAGCGATTTTCGTAGAGTTGCAACTTGCGTCTGGAACTGCCAGATTCTGGAGCGGCGTCGGCGACAAGACGTATGACAGCAATACCTATACGGGGCTGGGCGATTTGACTGGGATGGAATTCCCAGCTGAAACCAGCAGCGGTGCTGCGAATGGTCTAAATCTATCCATTTCTGGTATCAGAGCGGAAAACATTTCTTTCACTCTTGAAAATTACCAATATCGTCCAGCGACGATTTACCTAGCTGCTTTAGATTCGAGCGATGCTATTATCGCAGATCCCTATCGGATTTTCGACGGGTTCATCGACGTAATGACTATTTTCGATGATGAGGCCCAAGCCAACATTTCTGTGAAGCTTGAAGGCTATGCCTACGGAGTCGGACCTAGTTCATCACGATACACGAACGAAGATCAGAAGCGTAGCTATGCTACGGACACCGGATTGCAGTACGTTAGATCTTTAAGTCAAAAAACCATCTACTGGGGAACTGCCGCATCGGAGACGTCCAGCTATACTGGAACTGGTCAATATCTTACTGGCAACGACGATGGTCTAGGCTATGTCGATTACGATGGCGATGGCGAGTACGACGACTACATACCTTAAATTATCATGGCTCTTTTTAGTTCGATACTAGGATTCTTTAAAGTCGTTTTCGGTTTTACCAAAATCGCTAAAGGATCTTCTGCTTTATTTAAATTTGCAGTCCATGCTGTACGGACTACGTTTTTAGTAACTGCTTCCGCGGCCTTAACTCCAAAAGTCAAGTTCGGCAATCGTCGTGGGCAGGAGAATGAAATCCAGAGCCGAAACGTAAATAGCCGTAGTGCTGTCGCGCCGCGAGAGATCGTCTACGGCACTGTGCGTAAAGGCGGCAATATCGTATTTCTGGAAAAGAGCGGGACGAATGGCGAGCATTTGCACATAGTACTACTACATGCTAGCCATGAATGCGAATCGCTAGGCAAGCTTTATATC